CCCCGCGCCGGGGGGGGGGGGGCCGAGGGGGGGGGGGGAGGCGGGGGGGTGGGGGGGGGTTGAGTTTTCTTTAGGGGGTTCGGGGGACTTTTCTTTGTCTGAGGGGGGGTTGTAACGTGGCTGTAGCGTTTCAGTAACGTTACTGTAACGAGATGCACGATGCCGGCGCACACGCTCGCGCTGTTTCTCCCTGCGGCTCTCGTCTGCCTCCTCAACCTCGGCGAGGGCATCCAGCACGCCAGCCATTTGCTCTGGCGACAGAGACAGCGCAGCGAGCTTACGCAAGACAGATGAGCCGATCGCCATTAACGGTCTCCGTACGCCATGTTGCGGACCGCCGAGGCGGCTATGTCGATGAAGAGGTGCGCGGTGTCGGTCGGCCCATTGCGGTTCTTCGCGATGATGGCCTCGAGCCGGTTGCGCTTGTGCTGGATCATGGCCTGCCGATCCAGCTCGCGGCTCGGGTCATCGTCAGGCCCGGCGCGCTCCAAATAGTAGGCCTCACGGAACAGGAACATCACCACGTCGGCGTCCTGTTCGAGCGAGCCGCTGTCCCTGAGATCGGAAAGCATCGGCCGCTTGTCCTGCCGGCCTTCGAGCGAGCGTGATAGCTGCGACAGGGCGACGACGGCGATGTTGAGCGACTTCGCCATCTCCTTGAGCCCGGCGCTGATCTCGGAGACCTCATTGTTGCGGTCGCCCCTGTAGCGGTCAGCCGCCTTGATGAGCTGGAGGTAGTCGACGACGACAAGGCTCAACAGGCCTCCGTCGCGTTCCATGGTGTCGCGCAGCCGGCGCGCCGATGCAGCCATCTTGGTGATGCTCTGCGGCCCGTCATTCAGCATCAGCGGCAGCCGGCGCATGGCGGCGATGCTGTGCTCGATCGCAGGCATGCAGCCGTCGTCATAGGAGCCGTGCAGGATGTCCTGATAGGCGACGGACCTTCCATGATCGAACGCGATGTCTGTGATGACGCGGGCCGCGCATTGCCGGTTCGGCATCTCGATCGAAAAGAACGCCGCGCCATGTCCGGCCATCGCCGCGGCGCGGACCTGATTGAGGCCCATGGTCGACTTGCCCATGCTCGGGCGGGCGCCGATGATGATGAGATCGCCGGGCTGCCAGCCGCCTGTGAGCTTGTCCAGATCGGCGAGGCCCGTGGTGATGCCCGTCACCGTGCTGCGACGCTCCTTGGCCTCCATAGCCTTCGCCATGGCCTCGCCGGCGGCGTCGATGAGCCGGACGCTCTCGACACGCGCAGTGGTGTCCTGAACCTTGCGGATCGCTTCCTCGGTATCGCCGATCAGCCCGTCAAGCTCCTGTGCGCCGAGCGCGCGGTCGGTCGCCTCGACAGCGAGGCGCTGGCCGATCGCCACGAGGCAGGAGCGCTGCCAGCTCTCGACGATCGAGGCGGCGAAGTCGGGCGCGTTGATGATCGTGACGGCCGAAGCCGCGAGATGGGCGACGTAGCTGCCGACCGTCAACCCGTCGATCAGGTGCTCACCGGCGAGACGTTCTGCCAGGAGGCGCGCATCGACGCGGCCTCCGGCGGCAAGCCGATCGGCCATCGCCTGCCACAGCCGGCCGTGCACCGGCTCCGTGAAATGGTGCGCCGAGATCAAATCGGAGACGGCATGGAAGGCGTCGTTGTTGACGAGCACGGCGCCGATCAGGGCCTGCTCTGCATCGAGGCTGCGGACGGCCGGCATGGGCACGGTGAATGGCGCGTTCATGGGCGGGCCTCGAATAGGTCGAGCCACGCCCGCCATGCTCTCCCGGCGGCCTTGCCGTCGTCGATGCTATGGCTCACCTGCGCCTTGATCGCCGCCTCGCAATACTCGCGCCAGCGACGGTCGATCAACGGCTCCAGCTTCACGATGTTCTCGGCTCGGTTCACGTAGCCTTGCCTTTCTCTGTTCTCGCGAGACGCTTGGCCTTTGCTGAGAAACGAAGGCCGCGCGGCAGCTCAAGTTCATTGCGAAGGCAATGCGCCTGGATGCCATAGATCACGGTGCTATGGTCGCGGTGCAGCGCCTTGCCGATGACCGGATATGACTTGTCCGTCAACATCGCGGCGAGATACATGATACTCTGCCTGATCCTGCAAAGGCGCTGGTTTCTGCTCTTTGCAACGATGGATTCGCGCTTCACACAGGTTTCCACAGCCACGGACAGGATGACGTCATTGACAGTCATCTTGCCGGCCGACTTGCGGCAGGCTCGGGCGATCTCTTCGGCCTCCGCGCTGGCCTCGGCGATCATCTGCTCACGAGCGGCGCGGGCCGCGATGGCGGCGGCATGGCGGCGGAGCTTCGCGGCTTCCGAGTCTCCCTCCTTGACCGCGTTGAAGATCTCGGCCACGAGGTCGCGGGTCAGATGCGGGCGCAGCGCGGAATAGATGCCGCTCTCAGTGAACCCCCGCCTCGCCATGCTCACGGCCTTGTCGATGATCGGGTCTGTGGTGGGGACTGAACTCATGCTGCACTCCAGCGCTCTATGACGACGCGGCATCCGGGAATGGTGTCGGACCATTCCGTGGTGAGGCTCTCGATCTGGCTGTCGTCGATCAGCACGCCGTGCTTGACGAGAAGGTCCAGCGGGGCCTTGTTGATGTTGTCGAGGTCGGCCCTGCGGTTCGGCCGGCGCGCCTGCACCGTGACGCGCACCTTGCCGTGGATCGGCTTCACGCGGGCCTGGAGGACATCCCAGCCGGCGGCGTTGAGCCAGGTCTTGTAGCGATCGGAGCGCACCCGCCCCTTGCCGCGGACGTTGACGAACAGGTTGTTGACCGATGGTGGCGGCTCGGCGATGTCGATGACGGCGAGGCTCATGGTCACCACCTCTCGACCGCGCCGGACATACGCTTGCGCCAGCCGCTGGCCTTCGTGCCGTTCAGAGGCCGGCCCTTGGATGTCTTGATGCCGATATGCGCGCGGTGCTCGGCCCTGGCTTCCGTGATGCGCGGCACGTCACTGCCGACCGTCTTCGCCTTGTGACAGTTCTCGCAAAGCACCTCGCAATTGGTCAGCACAGGCTCACCGCCGAGGGCATCGGGGATGACGTGGTCATAGGCGAACTTGCCGGGGTAGAGATGCGCGGTGCAGCCCTCACAGGCGCCCTTTGACCTGGCAAAGGCTTGCTCGCGAACCTTGGCGGGGAACTCGCGGCGCGGCATCAAGCAGCCTCCGCCTTGCTCAGATCGTCAGCCGTCACGCCGAGCATGTCGGCGATCTTCCCGAGCACGGCGTCTTTCGATGCCTCGAATTCCTGCTTGCCCATCGCTCGGGTCGACTGGCTCTTGGCCGTGAACCGAGTGACGGTCGCACCCTGGACGGTCACGACGCTAAATTCATCGATCGGGCGGATGAAGGCGGCGAGGCGCAGAGCCTCGGCCTTCGATGACGCGACGAACGTTTCGCTGTCGCTGTACCCGGCCTTGATCAGGCAGAACTTGCGGAGGTGCTCCGATGTCTGGAACCGCTCGGCGAGGTGCTCGGGAAGGCTCTGCCAACCCTCGTTGACCGCAGCGAAATAGGCGCGGTGCGACGCGGCCGAGCGCTCCTCCACATGGGCGAGATTGTAGACCTCGCCCTCTGTGAACTCGCGGGCACAGCGACGGGCGATGCTCGGGTTGAGCGGCGCCATGGCCGTGCCGGTCCAGTAGAATGGGAGGGGCGGCGCTGTCATGGGCTCAGCCCGCCATCAGCAGGTTCTCGGGCTCCGGCTCCGGCATGTACAGCCGGCGAAGCTCGCGCTCTTTGGCGTCCAACTCGTTCAGAAACTCGACGACATCACGCTCCAGATCGGCGATCATCGTGGCGTCGCGCGGCACGCGGCGCACGAAAAGCTGCATCTCCGGCGGCATGCGCGGATCGAACGACACGAAGTCGCACCAGAGCCGTCCGGTGCAGGCCATCTGCCACTGCATCTGCGTGACGTATTTGCCGGGCACCGAACTGCCGAGAAGCGTCTCGATATGGGTGGCCGTGTTCGGGCATTTGATCTCGACAAGCCCGTCGTCACCGATCAGCCCATCCGGGCTCGCGCCGCTCATGCCGATGGTTGGATGCGGTACAAATCCGACTTCAACCGGGCTGGCGTCGGCATAGAAGGCGTACTCGTCACGCGCCTGTGGCTCGGCATCGATGCCATGCTGCATGGCGCTGGAGACGAAGCCCATTGCCGGTGCGCCGGACAGGCGCTCGGCGATCAGCTCGGCCATGTAGTTGGCGCGGCCGGCGCCCCATCCCGCCTTGGTGCGGGCGATGACATCGGCGACGCGCGATGCCGTGACCTTGCCGAGCCGGGCCTCATACCATTCCGGCGAGCGCTGGATGATGTCGTTCACGGCTGCGCCCTCCCGGCCTGCGCCTTCTTGGCGCGGAGCTTGCCGAGCGCGATGGGCAGGCGGTCGACCGTGATCTCGGCGAGCGCCGGCACTTTCATGAACTCGCAGAAGCGCTCGATATCCGTCCCGGTCTCATCGATCAGGCCTTGAATGGTCGCCATCTCGGCGGCATTGATCTGACGGCCGGCTTCGGATGACTTGCCGTCATCGTCCTGAGAGGCCGCGAGGCCGAGCGCGGCCTTGAGCGTATACCGCTGCAGGTAGGTGATCGTGCTGCCCACCTGCTGGATCATGTTCTTGTTGCCGCTGTCGTCGCGTCCGGCGGAGAGCGTGTTCTCCTCCGAATGCCCGTCGCGATGCGACACGACACAGGTCACGCAGACCGGCTCGTTCGGAACGCTGGTGGTGCGGAAGCGATAGGACAGTCCATGCTTGGCGAGGATCGGGTCGACCGTGCGGGCGATCTCGCCAAGATCCTCATGGCGGTAGTTCGTGCGGCCCTTCGACGACGTGAAGTCGACCGTCCGGTTCTTCACGATGACGGGGATCTCCGCCTTCGCCGCGGACATGGCTGCGTCGAACGCCTTGCGCGCCTGATTGGCGTCATTGCGCTCTTGCAGGGCCATCAGGCGCTCGATGATCTCAATGCTGGCGCCTGCCGACACGGCCCGGTCCAGAAGCGAGATCGGCGCCGGCGGCTGCCGCTCCTCATGGTCGATCGTCATGACGTTGGTCATGCTGCCATCCTCCGATTGATTTCGTGGTGCCTCGCCAAGCTGTTGGCGACGGTGGCCTCTGGCAGGCCGAGAATGTCGGCGATGTCGGCCGTGTTCTCGCCAGCACGCCAGAGCTCGACGGCGGCCCGCATCGTGGCGGGGACGGTGATGAAGCTCAGAGCCTCACGTGCGTGCATGCGAGGGGCGGCCATGGTCAGGCCATCCCCAAGGCTTGCTTGTAGAGGTCGAGCATAGCGTCTTCCTCGGCGGCCTCGGCTGGGTCGCGGCGGCGAAGGGCGACGATCTTCTTGAGCGTCTTGACCGAGTAGCCGTTGCCCTTGGCCTCCTGGTAGATCTCGGACTTGTCGCGGTTCAGGTCGGCGATCTCGCCTTCGACGCGCTCGACCCGCTCGACGATCGAGCGAAGCTGCGCGGCGGCGATGCCTTGAACGTCTGCGGAGCCGTCAGGCATCATCGCGCCCCCTTCGAGCGCGCCGCCTTAAGCTTCTCAACCAGCGCCTCAGCCTCAGCCACAAGGTCGCTATAAGCATCGGCATCTCCTCGGGCCGTCTCGACGGCCAATTCATGTTTCAGCGTGGCGAGTTGGCGCTCACATACGGACAGGTAGGCGGCCCGGATGCGCTGAAAGATGTCCACATCGATCGTCTTGGGCTTGCGGTACCGGAGGCTCCACAGCGTGGAGAAGCCGATGCCAGTGCGGGCCTCGATGCGCCGCATGGCATCTTCCGTATCGCCCGGCCCTCGGGCCTCGCGCAGCACCATGCGGTTGGCATAGTCACTGGCCATGTCGACGCTGGACATCTTCGTCTTTCTCAAAAGGCGGTTGCTGATCATTCAGGGCTCCATCGGGCAATCTCGGACTTGCGAGATACGAGTTGCCTTTGAAGCCCCGAAACGGGGGAGAACCAGATGAACCGTGATGACCGACCACCACCGAGAGGCCCACCAGGGCGACACATGGCGACAGATCGGGGAGGTAGCGGCTCGGATCGTGGGAGGGATTCACGACCCGAGCCGCCGGTCGCGCCAACGGGGAGGGACCGAAGGCAGCGAGGAAGAAAGGGCCGACGCGGCGCTTGAAGCGCACGGCGTCGGCAAGTGAGCCGCGCGCGGGAGGGAGCGCGGCCGGGTAGCTCATTTGCGCGTGACCTCGACGGTGCCGAACAGCAATGCGGCGAGGAACGCAAAGAAGATGAACGCGAGGACCGCGCCGATGAAGAACATCGGCACCCCCTAGACGACGACCGCCGGCGCCAACACCAGCCACCATGACCAGTCGATCTGGTCGGTGAGCTTGAGGCCGATGAAGAGGATCGTCAGCCCGATGGCGAACAGCGAGATGCCCCTCATTCCCGCGAAGCCTTCCCCACCCATGCGCGGACAGCGACGGGCGCCATGAACAGGCAGGCGACAGGGATCGCGATCATGAGAATGGTGCGAAGCTGTTCGGTGCTCATCTCGCCGACCGCTTGGGCCGCGATGATGCCGCCGAGGAACGTGGCGAGCAGACCGGCGATGACAGAGGGAGCCCAGCCCATCACTGCCCCCGCTTTCCGTCGCGGTAGCCGCTGTGAAGGGCGTTCGCGATCAGGCACAGGACGATGAGAACGGCGCCGATGTAGACCGCGTTGGCCTTCATCCAGTCGAACAGGTCGGCCTCATATGCGAGCCAGGCCAGAGCGCCGATCAGGGCCATGCCGAGCGCCGCGTAGCAGACGCCCCGCGGGCAGCCGAGGCCGTCGTCACTGATCGCATTGGCCATGCGGGCGTGGTCGTCGTCACCGCGGCCGGCGATCTCGTTGGCGTAGTTGTGCTCGAAGTGGTTCACGGGCGTACCTCCGGTTGGACCGTTTTGATGCCCCACAGCTCCGGCGGCGCCGACATGCCGTCGCGGCCGAGCTTGTCCGTCATGACGATGAAGGTCTCCGGCGGGAGCTTGTTGCGGACCCGCCAGTTCGACACCCGCGTCGCTGCCGACTCGGTCAAGGCCGCCACTTTCGATGTGCCGCCAAGAGCGTCGATGACTTCGTTCGCTGTGGTGAGTTGCTTGAGCATGCCCGGAGCATAATCCACGGCTTGTGGATTTGTCAAACGGGTAATCGGGTGAATAGATTGAAATGCCGTCATCCAAGAGAATGCGCGCCATGGATGAGAAGCTGCGGGCGGATACGGCGGCAGTGATCGGGAAGCGGCTGGACAGGCTGCGGAGGGCGCTGGGCTATGAAACGCAGTTGGCGTTTGCCATGGCTTCCGGGATGGAACCGACTGCGTTGAACAACAACATCCAGGGCCGCTCACGCATCTCTCTAGACGCAGCGGCGAAGCTCCGCTTGCGGTACGGCGTGACGTTCGACTGGATCTATCTCGGGATAGAGGCCGGGCTGCCTAGAACTCTCGCGGATGCGCTCGATAGCCAGCCCGGCGTTGATGACGTGTCCACCGTCTAGTCGACGGTCGGAAACGCGATGACCACTGGTCGCGCGGGGCGCGTCGGCTGGTCGTTCGAGCAGAACTTCACCAGCTCCTGCGCATAGGACAGGACGGCAGCCGCCTCCTGCGGATCGATTGGCAGCATTGCCACGATCTGGACGGCATGATGCCGCAATTCCTGCTCAGCCCGAATGGCGTCGGTCGTGTTCCCTCGATGCGAACCCATTTGCGTTATTCCCCATAGGCCTTTTTAGCTGGCTTGTCAGAGCGCCTCTAGCCTCATGGATGATACGCGCAAATCCGTGGTTGGTTGAGAGGGATTCTGATATCCACGGCATGTGGATTTATGCTTGCGGATATCCACGGCTCGTGTATTCTGCTCTCCATCGAACGCGGCGCACGCCGCTGATGGAGGACTGAGATGGAAGCCACGATCACCCTGCCCGGCAACGCCACGCAGTACCGCCTCGCGGAGATCGGCGCCAACTGGGCGAAGTCCCGGTTCGAGTACCTGAGCCCGGTTACCGGTGAGTGGCGCGTGGTCCGCAACTGGAACAACCGCGAGCGGCTGTTCAACCAGTTCATGGGCGTCGCCGCCTGATCCTCAACAACTACACGGGGCAGGCCGAACACCGGCCTCCCCATCGAACACGGCACAAGCCTGATGGAGGACTGAGATGAACCCAGCGAATTTCCCCGCCCGCAAGCGCGCCCGCCGGTTCAAGGCGTTGGCGCGCCTCGGAGCGACGATCGGCTCCCCGGATCGCGTTCTGAAGGAGGCGGCGGTTCTGCGCGAAAGGACGATGGGCTCGGCAGCGAGCGCCCGCGACGAGCGCACGAAGAAGACCCGCAGCATCGGGGCTCGGTTCACGCGCAACCCCGCCTAGCCTCCCCCGCCGCCCTCTCCACTGATGGAGGACCGAAATGATGGTGAAGCTGACGGCAAGCATAGACACTGGCGGCGGCTCGGTGATGGAAATCATCGATCCGCGATCATTCGCCGATGGCGGCCCCGAGTGGATCATGCGCTACGGAAATCCTGAGTCAGAGCGCTATACGATCGCCTCGCTACTGGCCAGCTACGACTATTTGCTGTCACACGCGATCCCCACGTCTGAGGCTATCCGCCGACTGCGCTTGATGCGAGCCGGCCGCGCCGCTCTCGCCGCTGCCTCCCCCACCAAGGATCAGCCATGACGCGCGTCGACATTGATGAGGC